TCTTGTCCATCATAGGGAAATAGATCAGATCTCCCTCTCTAGGACGGTTCAGGGTGTTTAAGTAGTCATCACCTTCCTGTACCCATGCTTCAGTTGCCGCATCTCCAGTTAAAAACTGTCGACTTGGCTCATTGTTGTTACCATCTTCAAATACAAGATTGTAACCAACCTCGGTCATAAGTTTGGGAGACGTGATCACTTGATCGAATCTCTTACGAGACACGGTCAGCACTATCTGATCTCTTATCTCTAAACCAAACTTACTAAGAAACTGTCCATCACCCTCAAAGCCTTCCATCGACTTAAGGTACATCTCTATGCTTATAGCTTCTTCAAATTTAGAAAGAATATCCTCGCCAAACAAATTATCTTGCTTGACTGACGATCTAGGCAAATACTTTACATCGTGACCATATATTTTTATCGACTCAAGAATAAGGTCCTCAACGACATCTTGTTCGCGAGCATTGCCATAATTGTTAAAGTATTTGTTGAGCATATTAGCCGATCATATCTGCTACAGGTAGAGAGTAGCTGTTTATCATCTCGTCCTCTAGTCTTCTTAATTCTTCTATAGACTCTTCCCAAATCTTTTGACCGTTAAACGTCAAACCACCAGGCATTTGCAAACCTTCAAACTTTTTAAGATTTTCTCCCCACTGCCTTTTTATAAGAGCTGTAGTATAAGTAGTCAGCCACCGGTCACCCCATACGTCCGTGTACGTACCTGGATCAGTAACCTTATATGCATCGATAACAATGTAATTGCCCGTTTGGACGTCCTCATTCCACTTCATGTCAATGTGAAGTTTATTAGTATGTCTGTTAAACCTAATAGGCTTTTTACCAACAAAAATCTCTTCCAACTGCTCTACGTGCCTCATGGCAGTTACGTATGGAACGTACGTTGTAGAAGAAAAGTCAAAGAGATCATTTAAGTGAATCTGGTAACGAATGTTAAAAAGGTTTGAGGACTGAATAGCATCACCAATATCGAATACCCCAACAACTCCAATGTAAGAGTCGTCAAGAGTAATATACTGATTAGACTTATCAGCTGCAGTAATCTTATGCTTGAGGTAAACACGCTCAGTACCATCAAAATGATAGTCTCTGTAATATAACAGCGCTTCGTCAATACGATCTTCAACTTGTTCGTCATCTACATTAATATCTACGACCGGCTTTCCTAACCTTCGTAAGCAATGCTCTTTAAGTTGATCTCTGGAAGTGGGAATGGCCATGAAACACCTCTGTTTTCATGTATTTATGTAAGAGTAAACTACAAGCCATTATAAACAGTATCGCGAAAAGCAGTTACGGAATCCTTAGTTCCGCTCAACCAAGTCACAATTGCTTCTCTGGTTCCCAAAGTAACCTCAGCAGCTTCATGAGTAAAAAAAGCTGGCAAAATAATAAAACTACCTTTACTTTTATCTAAGGAACCTATTACCTTGTCGGTGCTATTGTAAACAAGCAGATCGCCCCCGTTATATTCGCACTCATCAGTCATATTAATAGACATGGTAAGAACTCTAAAGCTATCTTTTATGTTAGTAACAACATCGTTATGCTTTTTAAAGAAATGCCCTTTGTTATATTTAACGTACTGAATAGATGAAATACTGGAGTAATCCAGCAAATCATATATACTTAGATAGTTTTCTATTAGTAACGAATGAAGTATATTGACAGTCGTTGGATAATCTTTAGGCTGTGGAAAGTAAGTTAAACAATTTCGCTTGTTATCATTAAATGAAGTTGTTGGCATAGATTTTTCAATGGCCAACTTACCACCTTTAAGGTTAGGTACTAATCCGCCCGGAAACGATTTGTCAGTATACTTTGACACATCTCTGGCAAGTAAATTTAATTCTTGAGTCGGCAACTTACCTTTAATTATGAAATCTTCTTCTCGCAAAATAACTCTGGGCACAACGTACTACAATTGCCCCGACCTCCTTCAAGAATTTGTATACAACAATCTACCACATGTCGACGAACTAATTGTAGTTGACGACGGTTCAACTATAGATGCCAAATCATTTCTAAAGCCGGCTCCTAACTTAAAACTTCTAGAGGTCAAAGCCGACATAGGATTTAACTCCCACGGTTGTAGAAACCTAATAGTGCATCAATCCTCTAACGACTGGATTGTTTTGTTAGATGTAGATAGAGCGCTACTTAGACCAAAAACTGCATTTCACAAATTTAAAAACATGTATCTTAATAATTCATATCGCTATCTATTTATGGCTCATTTAGAAAAGACGGGGCAAAATGTTCACGCGTCTGTAAATGATTATTTAATCAACAAAGGCTTATTCTTATCAGTTGGAGGATATGACGAGGAAATAGTTGGCCAACGTTGGGGGGATCGCGAGTTTTTCATACAATTGCGGGCTGCTGGAGGAAAAGAAAAACTCCTGTACGATATCGATATGATATTAGTCAGAAGCGGCACAAGCGGTTTATTATCTAACGATAACCTAATTTCAAGCAATGACGAACACACCCATCTTAAACTAATAAGTGATAGAATGGCCACCCCCGATCCTCATAAACCTACTCTACAATTCGAATGGTATCGGGTTTTTTAAAATCTTTTAAAGTAAACATAGTTCCTTTCATTTTGTCCAAATCGACCATGCCATTGTTACTCCACACCAAGACTTCGCTATCTTCGTACAAAAAATCACAGTCTTTACAGAAAGGCACTTCATCAAACCTTTCTTCATAATGCATTTGTCTTAGCCACGTATACCTCTCACCATTCCACACTTCCTCTAAAGTGTTGGTGTTTATTGAACCCAGGTCGGCTTCATCATCCCTTCCCAAGGTCTGGCAACAAGGCGCCACGGACAATTTAGTACCGCTTGTGCCACCAGCTCTGACTGTTAAGTCTGGTGCAAACGGCCGTCCACAAGATCTTTTTTGTCCCTGTCGCTTATAGTCAACATCGTATATACCCGACCAGTTGTGCATTTTCCATATCTCTGCATTTGACTGAACATCATCTATAAAATTACGTTGGTATTGCTCTACTTCAAAATCAACATTATTGTTGTCTAATATTAAATGATATGAAGCTACTATACACTCACTATTAATCTTACCAATGTACTCCTGCATATTAATAGCGTTCCTTTTTACCCAGTCAAACGCATCCCGATTCATCCATTTTTTATATGTAGACTGGTTGTAACCAATAATTGAAAACCTAGCCAAACTTAAACCAGCATCAACACAACTCATCATAAAATTATTATGAAGATTGTAACCATTAGTATAGATAAACGCCTTAGCATTATATTTTCTTACTATTTCAATATATTTTGGTAAATTTCTAGCTAAAGTAGGTTCGCCAGATCCTTCTAAATTAACAACGTTAAGACCAGCAGCTGCGCATTCCGAAACTACATACTCAAAATCAGACAAGGACATTTTTTTTAACCAATCCTTACCTCTAGCACCAGTAGAACCATCCGCATTAGTTTGTGGACACATATCACAGGTGTAGTTGCAACCGCCGTTTACTTCAATAACAGCCCGATCAATGTTTAATGGTATTTTAAATGTATTCATTTGCCTATTTTTTTGTTGAAAAGGTCGTGCTTAAAGGCTACTTGTTTATCTGACATCCAATTTTTATGCTGCTCTCTTATGATTGCGCAACGATTCATGGATTCGTTGACTAAATTGGTTATACCTTTTTCAAACAATTGTTCGCAGTTAGAAACTAAGGCAGCTTGAGGTATTAGCAAACGATTAAGACTATGTCTTTGACAAACTACTATAAGTGGCTTCCACATAAACTTATAAAGCTGATGGATTAGCCCGTCGTATCCTATACCAAACTTACAGGTCCTTATAAGCTCCATAACTTCATTAATAGGGGTTCTGTAAGTGACCTCTCTAACGTCATAACCACTATCAATCAACTTTTTTATAATGTAATCCCAATCATTGCACGCCGGGTCTTTTTGCATGCCTGGAAAGAACGTATTGTATTTGGAACGCCACAATACTACAGTATTGTTGGTTGTATTAAGAAGACTACTATACCACAATCCGTGAAGAGGATTAAACTCGTCTAGGTTGTTAATAAATCTGTAATCAAGTTTACTATTGGTATTGTGCTTTACGATTACATTTTCTAGAGGAGTCATCGTATTATAAACGTAATACATTCTTTCAACAATAGTTTCAGTTTCACCTGGGTGCTCTTTATGATCCAAGTCCTGATCCCAATGAAATGTTAACTGCACATCAGTTTCGTACTTAATAGATGCTCCGTGAGCATAGCCTAAACCAGTAACAAAATCACCATAACCAAAAGCGCTTCTCCACTGTATGTCCAACATTATTCTTTGGGGCCAACCTCTGAAATATCAAACGGCACGCTGTTAATGTCAACACACTCTTCTACAATTGACTGCCACACGTCTTTGTTAGGAACTATGAATCCAATCGTACACCTTGGCTTTTTTGTGTAAGCACAATGCCAAAAAACGTTCTCGGGCTCTGTCTGTTGGTTGGGGTAATAACCAAATCTAAAGTTCCATCCAGGCTCGTCTTGCAATGTAACAAATTCATCGGTATGCTGATTATAGTATTTGAAGTAACCATCACCGTCCACACTGTAGGTCAAGATAAAGTTCCAACCAGAAGCATTACCGTTGTGATGCCATCCAATGTACCCTTCTGAGGGATAAAACATACAAAGAGCATTTAAAGGTGAACCTATAAAATTTTGGATTCTTAAAAGGTGAGGTTTTGCAAGATCCTGCCAAAATTTACTTTCTCGAGGCTCGTTAATCTGAGTATCTACGCCAAACTTACATCTAGGAAAAGCAAAATCAGTAACGGGAAACTTAAGAGCTTGCTTAAGATATTCATTAGAATAACCTATGGCGTTGACTACTTTATCGTCCTTTCTTTCACTGGACCTTTTAATCAACCCGTTTAGATTTTCGTCAGTATTGAATACGCTATTAGTTAAACTCGATAGAGTCTTCAGTAGTGTACTGCCAGTCAGTGAAAGTTGGTGCATCTTCTAGTCTCTTATAAAGCGGCTTGTAGCCTTCAAGTTTTTTGTGGTCTGATCTTGGAAATTGCATTACTACCGGTGGTAACTTAGTATCATTTTTCCGACCATCAATGGTGGTACAGTTGAACCTTCGATCGCCTGTAATTACTGCTCCGTCAAATTTTTCCAGGCCTGGGATACGGCCGGTGTGGAGCCTCCACAAGGTAAACATATCAAACCTTTGCCAGACAGGATTGTAAGGTTGATCCCACGGACTATGTAGCTGTTTAATATACCCTTTCCACCAAGCATCCATAAATTCTATATTATAGTCGTTCTTTTTGTACCAGGCCACCGCACCGTGATATATTGGAAAATTACCTTGATCGTCAAAATAAGTAAGTACTTTTTGAGAGACCGTGTGCATTAAATTTTTACACATGTAAATCTTGTCACCCATATCATTAAAAACTTTGCTAATGTCTGGATGAACTACAAAGGAATCGCAATCGTTGTAATAAGTTTTATCGTATGGCGTTCTAGCCATACACCACATTTTAGCTCTTCGGTGTATTGGTATGTTTGTTACAACGTTGTTGAAAACCTGGAAGGGTCTATCGTCATCGATGAACTTATCGTGAGTAAAAAGAGTAATATTAGCTTCTGGGTAAAAATCTCTTAAACCCATTGCTGACTCTAATCCCAGTTCGTAATATAGCTTCTTTAGGGATGCTATGTAGATGTAACCTTCGCTCATTTGTTGTCATCAAGATCATACGTTAAACCGTCTAGGTAGTCTAAGTAGTCATTGTAACTCATGTTATTGTCGGTAAGGTACTTATTAAAGCTATGTGCTAATATCGCAGATAAAGTAATTTTATCGGGGGCCCTACGCAATGCAGATCGTACTTCGGGCCCAGAATCTTTAATAAATTGAGTAGAAAATATTAATGCCTTTTCGCTAAACAAGGCCTTTAATCGCTCATTTTCTTTTTTCTGACGATCCTTTTCCTTTTCAATTTCTTGACGGGCCCTATGGCGCTTTAATTGAATTTCATATTGTGATCTGAGATCGGCAATATCGTACCTGTGACACAGGTAATCAAAGAGCTCATTTACACCTTTCTGGTCATTTTCAGGAACAGATACTTCCAGTTTTTCAAAGGTGCCATCAGGAAACGTACCTCTGCATTCTATGGTGCCTGGGTTGACAAACCTAGGCCTAGCCAATCTTTCATATTTCATAATGTATTACGCCGTTCGTCTCCAAAGATTAATAGTAGTAACTGTAGTAGTAGAACTGTCGACAGTAGGTAAGTCACCGGTGTATGTACCGCTGTACCCTATAGGCCCTGTATAAGTTGTTACGCCAAAAAAGTTTACATCACTAACATAGTCTGCCGGGCCAATGTACGTAGCAGGCCCTACGTAACTCACATCGCCAACATATCCAGTAGGTCCAGTATATGTAGCTGGTCCAGCGTAACTCACATCGCCAACATATCCAGTAGGCCCAGTATATGTAGTCGGCCCAAAGTAGGTCTGTGGCCCAACATACGTAGCCGTGCCACTAAATGGGAACACAGCAACGTAAGGCTCGTTGTCACCCGTATATGGCACTGTATTGGGCTCAAAACTTGTTTCGATAGTGTTGTACCCTACAAATCCTGCAAAAGGCCCTTGCCCACTAAAAGGTGATTCGCCAGAAAAGGGACCTTCACCGGTATAATTTACGTTACCAGAAAAATTGGCTTCTCCTAACCACGGATAAGTACCTATAAAACTCGCTGTGCCAGCCCACGGATACAGGCCATAGTAGTTACCTATGTAACCTGAAGTACCCACCCACGGATACGTTCCGGTAAAGGGCCCGTCCACACCATAATACACTGCGGCACCTGCATCACCTACTGCGGCAAAGTAATTAATAAAACCTACGTAGTTACCTACATAAGTCGTTTCCGAAAGACCAGTGTAAGTTGCGGGCCCGGTGTATGTTGGCGTTGTAGTTCCTACGTACTGTGCTGGGCCATAGTAGACCGAGGGGATCTGTGATCCAAATGGCCCGGGAAAAAATGGGGGGCCAAAGAACGTCCCTGCGGGCCCACCATCAGGCCCATAAAAGGTAGTCTCTACTGGCGCCCCAACAAATCCAGCTTCGCCAACATAGTTTGCTGGACTACCACCTACGTAGTTACCCGTAAAGGTAGCCGCACCGTAATAGTTAGCTGGACCAAATGAAGGTATCCATCCAGTGTACGAAGCTGGACCAACGTATGAAGCTGCTCCTGTATAGGTGCCTAAAAATGTAGCTGGCCCTACGAATGTATCTGGCCCAACGTACGATGCAGGCCCAACATATGTTTGTGGGCCTGTATAGCTTGCAGTACCGGTATATGCTGTTGGACCAAAGTAGGTCTGTGGTCCAACGTACGTTGCAGGCCCAACATACGTTGCAGGTGCGTAATAAGTTACGGACGCTGACCATGCTCCAGTACCAACGTATGAGGCTGGACCCGTGTATGTTATTGGCCCTACGTAGGTAGCGCCGCCTGTAAATCCTGCGTCACCAGCAAAAGGCCCATCACCAACATACGAGCCAGAGTCACCAAAAAAGGTAACGGGCCCGGCATATGAGGCTTCACCAACATACGAGCCAGAGTCACCGCTGAAGGCCACGGGCCCAGCATATGAGGCTTCGCCAACATACGAGCCAGAGTCACCGCTGAAGGCCACGGGCCCAGCATAAGGACCTACACCAACGTATGTACCAGAGTCACCGACAAACGAGCCAGTATATCCAGTAGGCACATTTACTATAGCTCTACGAGTGTCAGTTATGCTTCCAACATTAGCCCATGTGCCAGTTCCAGGAGCAGTTGTTTGTAATAAATATTTTCCTATGTTATTGTTAACTATTCTGTCTCTGACTGCTTCGGATATAGACTCTATCTGAGCATTAGTCATTGATTGTAATTCACTACCGCTTTGCTGTCTCAATGGTCGTTGAGACATAGTCAACGTTCCCGCTGTTTTCTTAAACAGCGTATACACTACACTATTTGTAGGATCGATGTTGTCGGTTATAGTAGTTACTGCATTCCAAGTACCACCATAGGTACCTGCTGGAGATGACGTAGCTAGTCTGTATGATCCTGGGCCCTCATTAGTAATCATGTAGCTAATTATATCATCTGCAAGATCGTCTATTTCCGCATCCGATATTTTTTTAATGGCTGTGCTGCCACTATCCCACTTTAATGGGCGATCAGAAGGCGCTCCATAGTTAGAGGTCAAATCTTGATATAGGGTAGTGAAATTCGAGGACAGCGATACATTTGTAGACCCGACGGCCTGCGTACTAGTATCTACAAACGAACCTATGGAAGTGTAGTTGGCGTTGGCCCCTACTGTACTAAATAAAGACCCTGGACCATCAGATCGAGCAAACTTAGACAGCACTACCTCGGCAATAGAATTAAATTCTGCCGTAGATATCATCTGAAGCGTTGCTGTGCCAGATCCGCTTTTAAAGGTTAATATGTTAGGTCTAGCCATTATCAACCACCCCAGACAATGGTGCCGGTTTCATCACGAATAGTTAAAGTCCTTCCTGAACTATCTTGCAGGTTGCTGGTCTTCATCGAATTGGCTGATAACTGACCACTTCCTGGATTAAACGTAAAGGTTAGATTTACGTTTGCCGACGTCATTGTCCCCGCGGTCACACCCGTGAACGGGACCAAGAGAGGCCTGTTTGCGACTGTGTCTAACGCAGATGTTGACCCAGCGTTAGTCAGCAAACTACCGTCACCAATAAAATTGTTGGCTCTTACTATTGATGCCGCGGTAATATTATTAGCAGTAATAGTCTCAGCGTTAATTATATTAGCGTTAATTGTTCCAAGAGAAGTTAAATTTGCCGTGGTGATATTGTTAGAAGCTACAATATCCTTAGCTGTTATAGTTTTATCTACAGCAGCGTTTCCTGTAAGTGTAAGATTTAAACCGCTGCTGCTTCCGCTCGTATTCATGGCTCCGTTAAAAGTAACGGGCCCGTTAAACGTAAGCGTGCCTGCAAACGTGTTATTGCTAGAAGTACTGGCAGCGTCTTCAAGTATTTTGTTAGTAGTAACTCGCCATGTGTTAAACGAGTCCGATAATGCTACATTAGCTACTACGGCGCCAAGATAATAGATAGACATTACTTAGCCACCCCACACTATTGTTCCGGATTCATCCCGGATGGTTAAAGTCCTACCAGAGCTGTCTTGTAGATCGCTAGTCTTAACTTTTGTAGATTCTAGCAACCCAGTGCTAGGATTAAAGGTAAATGATGAGTTGACGTTAGCACTTGTCATTGTACCAGACGATATACCTGTAAATGGCACAAACAAAGTATGATTTACCGAATCAGTTGATACAGCTGAACCTGCATTGGTCAACTGACTACCATCGCCCACAAACGCTGTTGCAGATAGTGTTCCGGTAGAAGGGTTAAAGGTTAATGATGAAGCAACGTTTGCTGACGTCATTGTACCGGTGGTGATACCGGTAAACGGAACGCTCAAGTCTCTATTGGCACCACCATCTACAGCAACAGTTGAACCTGCATTTGTTAATTGACTACCGTCTCCTACAAAAGCTGATGCGGAAACACTTCCGCTTAAAGACGCTGTCGTACCAGTTAGTTTTCTTACATGGACGTTGGCCAGTACAGTGTCCGCCGCATTAGGGTTAAACGAATTAAATGGCTGCCCTGCTTGACCGGTACCGGCCTCATCAATAAAATAAATTTCTTTAGTGCCCGAGTCTCTAATAAAACCAGTGTGTGTATTCTGACCATCTCCCCTAACATAAGTGCCCACAACTCCCAAATCAATTATGTCGGAAGGGTTGTTAGCTCCCAGATGCAGTATAGCATCTCTAGCTGTCAGCTCGGTCACGCTCAACAGAGTAGTGTTGCCCACAAACGAAGCATTACCAGACACGACTAGATTTCCGGTAATAGTTCCTCCGCGAGTAGGAAATGCGTCTCGCAATATTTCATTAGTACGAGTATACCACGTCTGAAACGTATCAGTGGTTTCTACATTTGCTAAATTAAGTGCCATTAGTACCTCTGAGTTCTGTACTATTTATTGTTGTTTAATAACTGCAGCATGTAATCTAACTTGTTTTCTATAGATTCAATTTGCCTTTTCATTTTTTCGTTTTCATCAATGACTCGATCAACTAGTTGGGATTTATCACGCGTTTTTTTGTACGCCTCCAAACCTCTGTTGTCGACGTTTAGTACGGCGCCGGATTTCATATCTCTTACTAAGTCTGGTCGACCTTCTACTTGCACTTTCATACTACACCTGCAACGCTATCGCTCTGAGGTCCTTCACTCTAGGCACAACATTGGAGCCAGTCGCCCTCATTACAATCTTTAGAGAAAAGGACTTGTATGATCTAAACACTGTCCCCGAATCATTGCTATATCTTAGAACATTGTTGCTAGTAGCATCAAGATAAGCGCTTAGCGAAGTTGTGTTGCTAGTTGGTACTTGATATTCGTACTCTACGTAATCATCCTCTACAGTAGGGCTAGACGTCCTTAGCGTATTAGTTGACTGGGTCAACTTAGTGTAATGCTTGTCACTAAACGGATCGCTATCCTCTTCGTTTTGGAATCTAGCGTATACGTCAAGTTCTGTACCAGAGGGCTTATACGCAGTAAGAATTACTCTTAAGTCTTCCGCCTCTTGTCCATCCGCCAATACTACTTTCTTTGAAATGTAGCGAGCCTTGGCGTTACCATAATTTCCATACTCAGCCCCGTTATCATTATTAACAATGTTGCGTGCAACAACTACCGAAGACGGTGCGCCAAGATCAATTACCGGGGAAGTTCTGTCTACGTCGGAAGAGAACGTAGCTTTAAGCGAAAGCGTTTTGCTTCCTGACGTGTTGGTAATTTCCGAAGTTCTACCAGCCAGCACCTTTTCTCCATCCAGAAAGACGTTGTCGTTTAAAGCCTCTATATTGGTAAACGATGACGCTATGGTGTAAGCATTAGAAGTAGTTTTAGCACTCCATGTAATTTCATTGTCAATATACCTAGCATAAGAAAACTTAGGTATTAAGACATTATATGGCAGATCTCTAACGCTAGTTGTTTGACTCGTCGCATTAGAATATTGGCCTCTATAGAACCCGTCAAACGGTGTCGTATTGGAAGTTACGTTACCAGTTGACCCATCAATAATCATTACTCCCCCAGCTCGATCAAAAAACTGTACAGTTCCTGTGATAGAGTTAGAGGTAAGAGTATTACTAGTCCCCGTAAAACTTCCTAACGAAGTATTAAAGGTAAGCGTTGATCCGTTAGGGAACGTACCGCTTATATCTGCCTTGAATGTAGCAGTGCTTGAGTTTTGTATTATACGCCTCACAATACCTGTGTTAGAGCCAAAAGTAACTTTGTCCCCGACTCGTAGTGGTATTGTGTTGCCAGAGAATGACGTCATTTTTATTATAGATTCGCCTAAAAGAGGCTCACCTATTTGATAAGTGCCATCCAACTGTTTAAGATTTAAAAACTCATCTGCTTCGTTTACGTAAGTAACACTCCCGGATACTGTCTTATCGAAAGAAGCTCTCCAAAGATTAAACTTCATATCTTGATTTTGAAGCGGCGTGAATGTGCTATCGTTGGATGAAGTAAACAACACACCAACAGCCGGTTGCTGGGTTATTCTTTCACCGGGTTTATCGCTAGCATCCTTCTCTCCTAACGTAGCTGTCCACACCTGATAATCTGGGGAAGACCCGTCAGGCTTAACGACTATAGCGTACTCTTGATTACCTCTCAAGTATATCGGGGAATCAAAATAGAAAGGCGTTGCTAACTTGCCGGCCGCTAGGTCAATGTTAACGTCTCCTGGTTCAAGACGCTTATACCCAAACGGCACTCTTCTTGCCGTCAACATTCCATTCTCTACTTCTCTTATTTCAACTGAAACACCGAACGTAGAGCTCTTCTTAGCAAAGTATAAATCTACCGCACTTACAAACACACCATCTGCGCCAACACCAAAAGGATTCTCGTTTATGTTAAGATCTTTAAACTCAAAGTCGCCTACAGTGAACGATTGAGCTATGGTAGCGCTAGCATTCTTAGGACTTCTAGAAGTCGATGTTGTAACCGATCCAGTGGAAATTGCATCAGTAACAATATCGGCTGATCTAGTTGAGATAGATCCTGCGCGTCCAGTGTAGTTAGTTTGTCCAATAGCTACAAACGTAGTTCTGGCAGAAGTAGATCTTGTATTATCCAAAAGAGTTGTCGCATCAGTCAATACAAATTCTCGAACACCAGTCCTAAACTTTAGATTTTGGTTGTTTGGAAGTATAAAGTAACCTGACCATTTTCCCTGACTGTCCGTAACTAAAGTTGGAATAGCTGGTGGTCGCCCGCCTGAAACGGTTAACTCCTGCATTTCGCTAGTCACGTTTATACCGTCAAAGAAAGCGTATATCCTAGTGTTAGGTTTCATCCCCGTTGCTGTTACTAGTAGCTTCTGTGACCTTATATAAGGTATGACGTTGTCCCTAAACGAGCTAGGGTACACCCCATCCCTCGTGCCTTTTAGAATCTTTTCATCAGTATTAGTAGACAATACGCTGCTAGTTGAGTCGTAACCAAAGGTTGGATCTATACCACTTACCGTTTTAGTCTTATTCTTACCGAACTTATCCCAATTACTCCAATCACTATTCCAGGCTGTAGTAACATTTTTCCACGAATCGTCAACTGTAACTGGGCTGTAGTAGTCCGGAGCAGTTGTTGTGCTGACCCAGTGATCGTGATTAGGTGAAAGATCTACCTCACCAACCCAATTAAAAATTAATTGATCAACCAGGTTAGTTTTATTTGACGCAAAAGGCTGACTAATATACTTGGTGTGATTAAACTTTAACGTAGCCAGATCACCAGCGACAGAATCCAGTACTGTGGACGCAGTAGCTGTAGTACCCCTAGTGCTGTTAGTAACAGTTGTGGATGCTGCAAACGAGCCTGTCACGCTGTGCAGATACACTCTAGAGGCTAAAGGCGTGGCGGCCGCCAGACCATTAAATAATGCCACGTGCCTTACAGTACCTATTGCAGTAGCTGCACCAAGAGAAGCTCCTTGGTATATTATGTCACCTACTTGAAATCCATCTGCTACAGAAAGACTGCTCATGTCTAATCTTGTATGAGGCCCTTTACGTACAGTATTGCTACCTAATGTAAAAGTGTGATCAATATTTTGTACCTCAAAACTAGGCCTTAGTTCCCCTTTCTCAGTATCAATAGACGCAGCATACGCAGGATCAGTTAAGTCGGCCGCATCATGGCCAAAAAAAGAATCGACAAAAATACCATTCTTAAATCGATCTAAACCTGATGAATCTGGGATTTTAAGTTGCGAAGCTGATTTCTCCAACACATTAAGAGACGTGTAGTATTCAAGTCTGTCTACCCTTTCTTGTATGCCCTTAATGTCGCTCATGGTAAAGCGTTTAAGTATAGTAGGCTTTATCCTTACTGCTTGATCAACGCGGCCGAGCACCTGAGCGTTTTCAAGAGACAAGGATGGGTAAGCAGGAACGTCTAGTGTAGACAATGACATTGTCTCTGCTGGAGCATCTGGTGTAATAGGGTTTTGAGACGGTATGCCCTGTACAACTTTCTTTTTACCGTCTTTACCCAGTACTACTCTATCCCGCCTTGGCAAATAATACATCATGTCACTAGTAAAGTTTTTATTAACCACAGGCACATAAGAACCGTCGCTGTCAATGTCAAACGTTGTGTTAGATGCTGGATTAGTAGTCGCTGTAGAAACTATGATAGCGTCATTAGCACTGGATCCATGTCTTGGTCTAAAGTCAATCGTGTTGCGCAAGTCGTAGGTTACACCGCTGCTTGTTGAGTCGTATAGTGGAATTTGCGCAGTTGCAATTGATGTCGCATTGGTAGTGGATTCGTTAGGATCAATTGAATACGAATCAACTGAGAAGAAACCAATTCCTCCAGATCGACTGTGTTCAAAATAATCAAACTCGACCAACAATCTATCGGTTGACAACAAAGTAAGTGTGCTAGCTTCAGAAATAGCTAGCTTAGACTGACCGTAAAAGTTGTCGTTGCTGTTTTTAATTAATTTAAACTCATCAGTTATTTTACGATTGGTAATCGAGTAATCGCTTCCAACGTATACGTTGCGGACGTTAAACACATCTGCAAAACCTAAAGTCCACGGTCCAGAAGTACCAGCAGTATGCGAACTTAGATCAAGTTTAACAAATCTATTTCTTCGAACAATCTTTGATGCACCGGCCGCATTTTCTCTCTTAGCATTAAATAATACTGTGGCTGTTACACTATTCTTTATAGTCTCTTGAATATTAAGCAGGGCACTTAATGCAGTTTGTACATTAATAGTTCTTTCGGTAAGAGTACCTGCGGAAGTACCATTACCTTGCATATCAATGATAGACCCTGCAGGATACACTTTAAAATAAAAATTTCCGCCACCTGTTACGCTAGACGCTGGATCAGTTACAATTTGGTTACCTGAAGCACTTACAACTTTTAACAAAGCACTAATCGAGCTTCCATCTGTAACTTTTATAAAGTCGCCTGCAACGATATGATTAATTGATGTCGACAAAGTTAATGTGTTACTAGAGACAGTTACAGTTTCAGCGTAGTTAGCCGTTTCTGCATCAGCATTAACTACGATTTGGAATTCGGCTTTCTGCGAATCGTTTAACAGGCCAACACCGTAATTAAGCTCTTCATCGCCGCCGGCGTGTGCGCCACTCATGCTTAATGTAGCTGTACCTCCGGTGTTAAAAGTAACAGAGGCTTTGTCTCTAAATGGAAAGGTTGTGTTAATAGTATTAGAGCTATTAGTAAGCTGCTGCACTGCTTTGAGACCGGTGTCGTACAGATTACGGTTAAACAAAGGTTCCTGTAAAGTAGGAGCTGCACTCACCAAGTCAGCGTGACTATCCGGTCCAGTAGCATTGTTGATGTACAGGCCTTGAACCTGTGAAAACTCTCCACTAGTCATTTGCACATCAAATAGATAAAAGCGATACTTGCCGTCTGACTTGCCCGAAGTCCCAGAAACGTAATCCACAAATCTTATTTTAGCCGTGCCAAGCTCAGAACCAGGGGCTACATGAAGCCCAAACTCACCACCGGTTATAGCACTTGCTTTAGCACTGCGCAAGGATACAGTCTGATAGGTAGTGGGGTCCCATGGTCCGACTACTTCTACAGCATCTACATAATTGCCATAGTTTGTAGTAACCGCAACACCACTTTCCTGATTAGTAGTGGTAGCTTTGTTAATACTAACCCATTCAGTGTTTAATACTTCGTTTCTGTAACCCATCACATAAGCTACACCAGGCTCAATACCGACGGCTAGTTTATTCTTATTACCGCCCTCAGCCTGTGTATAGCGGCCATAGTTACCCGAAGTATCAAGATGCTCTTTTACAATCGTATTAATTGGCTCTACAATATAGTTACCGGACTCTTCGTATGTCCTGTTAGCCATCTGCCTGTCCAGCTCATCGTAAACTGTAAATGGCTTAATCTTAGTAACTAATCCTTCGGTGACTTCAAATAGGGAAGTAAACGACTCGGTGTTAGCTACGCCGGGAACTCTCTTTACTAAATTTGCAGTAAGTTTTAATCGGCTTGCTCCAGGAGCTGTATAGTTGTACGAACCTAGAGCATTGTCTAACAAAGTGTTGTCAGTAGTGTTATCGACAATGGTTTCGTTTATCTTAAATCCAAGCTGATAGGTAGGCTCGGTAGAGAAAGGCTCTAGGATCATGTTTTGAGCTCTTACCCTTACTAGATGCCCTTTACCATAGATTATACCAGCACCAATAGCAAATATAGACCCAAACCCAAAAGCACTAGCCGGCATGGTATTAGCAAGCTGACAATTACCACCATCTGCCACCAGATAAGACAGTTCTTCGTTCAAGCTAAAAGTCTTGTTTACTCTAGAAGTACCGCCATCAATGTACCTTACCATTAATACGTTGGTAGCCGGAGACTGTGCTTGAGATCCGGCCTTTACTGCCAACACCTTGGCTCGGACACCAGACGTAAGTCCTTGTACAATACCGTTAGCAAATACAGATACGTTTACAGTATTACCGCCCCTATCACGGTCCTGCAATCTCACAAAAGCTACGTTAGCATCATACTGGAAAGCGCACCCTTCAATAATAGTGCCTTCTTCATATAAATTGTCGCCAACCCTTTTAACCTGTTCCTGTAGTATAGATTGAACTTGAGTAAGCTCTCTAGCTTGAACAGCAAGGCCTGGTCTAAACAGAATACGATGGTAGTCCTTATCTTCGGCTACGGCTTTGTAGTCATCGAAGTAAGGAGACTGATTGAAATCTGTTTCTAACGACATTTGGTTCTCCTATTAAAACCTTACCGTAATGGTAAAATTTTCTTTTTGCGCTATGTCCTTTTCAATTGGTGTTGTCGTAACTGCGTACAAAACGCTACCAGTATATGGCTGCATGTCTGGTTGTGTTATACCCGTTATACTAGCTGTAACGCCCGAAGTGTTAGCTGTGATAGTTTCCGTATTAGAAAATGTACCAGACACATATGTTAAATGTAAAGTACCTAAAGTTTCGGCTGAATTACCTGCATGAAAATATATTACCCTGCCCTTAGCACCAGAAGTGTTTCCTGTTATAAATTCATCCTGGAAATAAGTGCCGGTCTTCGAATCAACTGAAAGCCTGAGAGCCTGATTATATTTTAATCCAGTGGCTGCATTACCAGACTTTAATACTGGATCCTTTATAATTCCATAGACCCTAAACTGGTTGTTAGCAGCAAACGCGCCTTCCTCACCCCCATCGACGATTACGTTAAGCGTTACGTTAGTTGCAAACAACTCTCTTTCTGGATCTGATCCGTGTCCTCCAAAAGGCGGTAAATAGGCAACTGCCGTTGCACCGCTACCATATGCTGGATTAGCAACAATGGTAGGCCTTACGTACGAATAGTCTCTGCCTATATTAACAGGAGTTATTTTTGAGATCGCCCCGGATGATACGTTAGCGTAAGCCGTAGCCCCCACACCATCGCCTTCTATATTTATTGTCGGTCCAATATGATACGTGCTAGAAGTATTAGGTGAAACTAATAGCGCACTTGCAAGAGTCACTTCTTTCGTTACAGCATTGTAAGCACTGATGCGTCTCGTCTGACCAGTACCTAATCCTCCGGAAATATAAAACGACGAATTGGCATAAGAATTGTCTACATTGCTACCGCTACTAGCTATATTAATTTTTGTGGTACTAATTACACCAGTAACCGTGCCTTTGTTTTCTAGGTAACCACTGCCTCCAGCTGTGACTGAGTAGATTTCTACAGCGCCATTAGCAGCATTTTGTTGCACATCCCATTGGGGTTCCCCACTGTCTATAGTAAGCGTCTTTACAGGCAGGTGATTGAGGCCACCATATCTTGCATAGTCAGCCGATGACACGTTGTACATAAACTTCCACTTGTAACCATCTCCAGTCGTAATTACAGATGTCGATTGTCCCGAAGGGGATACTGTGCTAGGGGCCCCCCCATTATTAAACAAGCATTTATAAACATTGTTATTGCTTGTAAATACAAAAAACTTCTGACTTGAGAGACTTGGATCATTATCGGTATACATTGTGTATACTGTGTTAGTTGACCACAAATTTTTATCTACGGAAAGAGTTACGCTATTGTTAGACACTTTCTTAAACGAAAGCATTCCTCTCCATATGTCATAATCGGTGTACTTAATAGTATCAAAAAGATTACCTGGGATGCTTTCGTCATCCCACGGCGTTACCTTCGAGTAAAACAAGTACAGCTGAGAGGGATCCGCTTCATCGAAACTCTCTCTGAACTGCTGGGCAATATGTACGTTAAATTTTTTACTAACTATGGTTGCCATGTTAGATGTTACCGTCGTAAGTGTATCTTAATATACCGTTAGCCATATTCTGGCCAGCGAAATCAGTAGTTAAAGTAAGTGTGGTGTTGCTGTAAATGTTATCTACTATATAGGTCGTGTTAGCCTCTGTGCCTGGAACAACGTCTTCAATTTCTATCTCGCTTCCGCTTACAACTATGGTGCTGAAGTCTGATGTTCCATCACCGTGAACTACTACCGGTGTGCCAAGTTGTACTGGGTCAGTCAAATGGTCTTCAACAGTATGAGTCAAGTAGCTTCCTATAATGTTGTTATTAGAAACATATACGTAACCACCATTTAGATAAACAATAGCATCTGTAGAGAATACCTCAGCGCTTTGTATAGAGCTAATTCCATTTATCTCTCCAGACACTAAGCTGCTTCCAAAGGACAGTGTTGATGCTATGCCGTTCTCGATGGTTGGGTTAAATTCCAATATAAAGTTGGAAGATACTACGGCCGTAGAGGTTATAGATGGTGGAGTTACAAATGTTCCTATAGATATTGTACCGAACGCAGTTTGAGATATAGACGGTACATTAATTTCATAAAACGCAGCTGGGGTACCAAACGAAGTAGTGGACTGAATGCTTGGTACGCCACTCTTACCACCAATAAGATCCAAGCTGAGAAATTGTTCAACCGCCACGCCTGTAAGATCAATGGTATCGGTGAATTCTACTTGGCCAAATAGCTTCGTACCAGCTGGGTGTAGTACTTGCTTTACAACGTCTCTATATGCTTTGAGTGTTTTTTTGGACTTTAAAAGATAGCTATACTCTTGATAATAGTAGTTGTCTCTAAGACGTTGGTCCCAGGAAAGAAAACCTTTGGTACTTGTATATCCACCAATATCACTAATTACACCTGTAACCACAGGAGCGCCTTTACCAGATACGGTACCTGTTCTAGTTTGATTTATAATATTCACCGAGAAGGTAGCGTTATACCCTGTTCCTGAGTTAGTCACGTTTATTTCTTTAAGAGAGCCAGAAGTAAACTGCGCTGCAAGTACAGCGTTTCTACCTTTGATCCCGCCAGACCCATCTGGTAGCTCTAGCGGAGCTATACGCGTATCGTTTGCTCTTATCACTGGCAGGTTGTCAATATAGTTTCCTACAGTTACGTTAAGAGTTTCGATAGCCCCAGCAGTAACTTCCAACGTTCCTAATGCCGAACCAAGCGATGTGTAAGCGTTTGAAGAAGCGAGGTTAGAACTTATAATTCCAGAATTAGAACTATAAGTTAAGCCATGATCAATCGGCGTGTCCTTTAATCCGGATATTTGATCGGTGAATGCTGTCAATGTTTCTGAGTTAGTAATAGTGGCTACAGTAGCTGATCCTATTACATCGTTAGCCGCCGGCGAACCTCCGGAAACAGTTAGTACGGTCGAGCCTACGGTAAAACCACTACCTCCATCTACGACCACAAAGGTTACAACTTCATCTGAAGTTTGCGTTACTACTCCTTTGGCGCCACTACCTCTTTCACTAGTAAGATCGACTAAGTCGCCAACCTGATGTCCTGTTCCGCCCGACGTACCAGCATTACCTATTGCAACTTTTTGCAGGGGACCTACAGTGTTGTTTACCACACCACTTATACCAGTAGTAGTTGCAACGGTTTCAAAGTCTAAAAAGGTACCGGTTACTTCTGTAAGTCTTAATTCTTTTACTTCAACTCCGCTCTCAAACACAGTCAGAGCTTCGACAACTCTACCCGTTGCGCCCGAAGATTGACCCGTGACCATCAATGACACTATTTGATCAATGCTGCCGGTAAATGGCGCGCCCAATCTTAAAAGTGTGTCCTTTCTCCACCGGCCATCGGAAGCTCTAAGTATGTTTTCTTTAGGATCATAAACGACAACGTCTTCGTTAAACAATATCCTAAACAGTAGTCTATACGCCGATGCTGTACCCTTAGTAAGATACAAATCCTTTATTCGCTTTGCAACTAGTCTCTTGTCCGCAAGCATAGCGTTTGGAAACTGAGACATTACCTCTCTTCTAAAAAACTCATAGAACTTATTGAGATCAGTTGTGTCTATGTCTCGGTTTACTAAAAGATTTTTGGACGCGTCTGTAGCCTGCCCGGTAGTCTCCATCCACTCATAGTAGGCCTTTAAGAACGCAACTAGGTTTGGTCCCTCTTCAGTCAGATACTGGGGAAGCTGAGATTGGACTAATGTAGATATTTTTTTATCTGTGGCCATTAGTATGCTACTAAGGTACTACCTTGTCCTGTTTCGGTTGCAGCCGTCTCTATTGTAGTTGCAGCAACAGATGTAGATAATGCTTCCGTAGTCAATGTTTTACTGTTCTTAATATCAATAGTAGCATCAGCTAACTGCATTATTTGATTTCTGTATGCTTTAATGTTGTGAAGTCTTGGTTGTGCGATAACCTTAACCGCATCACCTTCATATGAGGTTATTCTCAGTGCGTTAATTTGTAAAAGGCCAGTTTCGTAATCAATTGTCCCGGCATTACTATTAACATATATTCTTTGAAGTTTATCCATTCTGTAAATGCGTACGACACCGTATCCATCATCGTCAAAGTAGCACGTGTACCCTTGATGCGTAAACGACGACGAACTTATTGCGAACTTGTGCCCAGGATGAGGATAATACAGTTCATTATTAAAAAGCAAAGTATATTTTGTGTTCTTAGTAATATCAGGTATAAATCTTTTTTGCATCGTACTATCAATGCTAACAGCCATCACACTATCGTCTATTTCATTAAGCATGTCGGTTAATGTCGACTCGTAGTAGTTTGAGTTAAATATGCTTAACTTAGTGTTATTAAAATTACTTAAAGTTGATTCTACCTGTGCCAATAAGGTGCCAGCGTTTTTAGTTGTTGTGGATGGATCATATTGTATTTCAATTTTAGGAACAATAAAGAGATAAGTGGGGTCCACAAACTCAGGCTGTATAGTTACTAGATTTTTATCTTTTAAGAAATCAACCAACTCTTGCTTTCGCAGCTTAGTTATAGTTACGTCGCCTCTTGGCTTAGCGCTAATAAACACCTTGCCATATACAGGTGGTGAGTTATTCTCGCCCCCCCACACACTTACAGCCTGCAAATCCGGTGCCTGCTTTAACAGCACGGCTTTGTAGTCGTCTATGGTAACCGCTCTGTTTTGAGCTTGATATGTTTTGGGAGCAGTAAATTTGATACTGTCAATAGACTGCGGGTTAGATCCTCCAGATGCTTTACTTGCAACTGCAATGCTGTATGTTGATACACCGCCTATGCTAGCTGGACCAGTAAACAATTTAGTACCGTTAACAATCGGTCCGTTGCACACGTTGTAGTTGAGCCTGACTATGTTTCCATCAATAGGCTTCTTGCCAAGAACGTTGTCGCCAAATACAACCTCAAAAGCACCGTCGTTGCCTTCCTGTAAAAAGTATACAGCACTATTACCATTGATAGATGCTATGCTATCGGCAAGATTAAAAACTTGAATAGAAGTATTAGCCACGGACTGCTGTACGGACACTTTAAGAGATTCGGTATCGCAGTTACTGTTGTTGAGTAAATACCTCGCTGGGCTTAAGCTATTTACAGTATATGATTCCTGTACTGGATCACCCTCTCTAACAACCATATTAGCGATATAAGCGCTGTTAGCATTCCTAGTAAAGGTTACACTATCCACGCTATTAAAAATGTACTGAATGCCTTCTAGAGTGGTTGTGAACTGTGTATTAGCAGGTGCAACTACGCTCGCTGGGTTACCGGTAGGAGTTAGAGTTACTCTGAGCGTGGCCCTAGCACCTCTAGCTGATGTAGGCGTATACCCCAATGCCTTAGCACGGCTCACTACATTGTTTCTAATAAGTGCCGTGTCTAAAAAGGTCTCATTAGAAGCCATATTAGTGTAGATGGAGTTGTAGTATGTGTTGTATGCAAGTAGACTGATAATAGTTTGCATACCGCTAGACTCAAAGTCATAGTCTCTAAAATCAGTTTGATTAGACAAAAAAGCTGTAAGATTGCTTTTAATCTTGTCGTAGTCTAAATCTGTAACTATAAGTGCGTTGTTAGCGGCCATTATCGTACTCTTTCGATTTCTACATCTAGTTCTACAGGCAGTCTAGAGTTTACTGGGAGGAACCGTATAGTGACATTGATGCCGTTTTGATCTGGTTTTACAGATACGTTAGTTTCAATCAGCTTTGCTCTAGGTTCGTATTTAAGAACACTATTTTCTATTTGTGCTACTAGCACTTCGTCCAGCAAGGGATCGTTAGCATTCTCAAACAACATAGCAATAATGTTGCCACCAAAGTCAGGAAGATAAGGTCGCTCTCCAAAGTTAGTTAGAATGTTAGCGCGAATAGCTCTCTTAATTGCATCCTCATTCTTAACCACAGGTAATTTTCCCGTAACCGGGTGTGGCGTAAAAGAATAATTAACATCACTAAAGACAATCTCACGTAATAGAGGATTTGTAGCTCCGTTTCCTGACATGAGACCCTACTGTTATTTTTATTTCTATTTATCGCTGTTCTTAGCGGCTTGGATCTCTTGTCGCAAAACTTTACACAGTTTAGCAATTTCGCTTAGAGATTTACGAGCTCGAGTGCCGGCAGCTTTGTTACCACCATCGAACTTTTCCATATCTAATTGCAATGACTCACAGTGTTTGTCGAACATTTCTTTACTAGTCATGATTGTTTCCTTATAGTGTCATGAATTTTGCTACTTGACTTTTAAGAGCTGCCTTACCAGACTCCGCTCCACTTATTAAACTTGTTGGGCTAGACGTATTAAAAGGTTTAGGTACGTCCATTATAGTACTTACCTTGTCTTGTAACCTCTCTATTTGTCTAAGCACGGTCTGTCGCTTGTCCTCTGCAGTCGCGAGAGTTGCATTTGCTTTACTAGTAGCTCGCCCTAGTGTTTGGTCTAGGACAAATACAACTTCACCACTAGTACCGTTACCAGCTAAAGCTATTTCTTCTTCTTGAAAGGTACCGTTTACTCTTGATAAACGTAGCTGCCATATCTCGTAGCCCAAGGAGAAATCTTGCACAGCACTTTGCACCTTACCTGTGGCGCCAGACGTCTGGCCTCTAATTACTTGATTAGGCAGACTCCTATGTGATCCAGTTAGCGGTTCTTTTAGCCTTAGCAATATACCGCCCCCGCCCTCAGCGCACATTCTTAAATTATCAGCAGCATTGGTCACGGCTGCAAGCAGTCTTCTTAGCCCTTCAATATAAAACTCCAACTCTACAAAACTGTCCACCATTGAAATAAGGTTAGGTTCAATACCATGAACCAACATCTTTGTAGCTAGGTCTGTGCTTTCTGGATTAGACATTACTTCTTCGCCTTAATAACATAGTTTAACGCTAAGTATGGTGGCAACGTTTTTATTTCTTTTGCTATTTTAACAAATTCGTTATCATCATTAGTGTCGTCGTTGCCTTCGTCCCACTCAACTGGGCTTTTAACAAACTTAATAGTAGCTAGCTGCCTGGTGGCGCCTTTCATTGCAACATCGTCACCGCCGGCTATCATTTGAGCGGTACCAGTTAATAAGATCTCGGTACCGGTAAGATCCTTGTTAGCCCTTATAAACTCACCAAGTATCTCGGTCTGAAACAAATCCTTCTCTACACTAATGCCTCTTTTCTCTCTACCACCTTTGCCACCTAACGTAGCAGCAGCAGTATCAGTGACCAAATCTTCGGTGTCGACATACTCACTATCTTCATTGACTGCATTGTTAGACACACCTAGTGGGAACCTGCTTCTCATATCAGGCACTTTAAAAGAGCCCCCGCTACCACCATACGTGTATGAAATTACTTTAAATAGGTCAGCATACTCGCCAGTAGTAGAATAACTAGATCCATCACACAGCAAATAACATTTTGGTGGTAAAGGATCTACACCAGCATAGGGTATTACAAGACCAAGTGGCAATGGATCACATCCGCCGGTACCAGGTGCACCAGAGCCAGCTAGCTCACCACAGTGCTTTGTAATATCCTCTACTACATCTGATAGAGCTTCTAGATTACTTTGTGTAATAGCATTAAGCGCAATACAGTCTGTACAATTCTCAATCTCCTGTATTGCTCTGTCAATAATATTCTTATCTCGAGTAATCTCTTCGCTAATAGTTTCAGATACATTTGATCTGATCTCACTAAACTCTAATTCAGTCAATGCACGGTCAACATCAAGATCAATGCCAAGCGGAGTTCCAATTTGAGTTTGCAGGATAGATGGTATTACATTGCCCGCACCATCTACTATTTGTTGTATTGCCTCAATCGGATCACCAACACCGCCTGATAAAGTGTTTGGCCCTATAAAGGTAGCCTGCTCTTTTACACACGTAGCTTCATTAGACAGTGCAAGTAAGATAGAGCTTACCGTAGTAGAATCTATATTAGCTGCTAGCTGTTGAGTCAGCGTACCGAGATCCCTAATACACTGTTCCATCTCATTTAAAGCAGTATCGTCTATTAGAGCGGGCGGTACTATAGAAACAAAGTTGACAAGCATGTTGTCAACTGTCTGCGCAAGATTCTTTAAAGGCTGGCCAAATTGATTTTTTAAATCAGCAGGTAAGTTATCAACCGACTGTACGACTGTAGGTAAACAAGTATCAACCATTATCCAATCCTCACCACAATTCCATCTACAACAGTAATAGTACGTCCAGCATGATCAGTGAATGTACCAGTAGCACCAGTATCAGTACCTAACTTACCATAAACAAACAATCCGCCCTCTACAATACCAACAGATCCCGTACGTAGAGTATATGCATCAACGAGTAGTAGCATATTGCGACATTTCATATTAATATCAAATCCAGTTGTTAAAGACCAATCCTTTGCAGCATATGTCAACTCTTCATCCATAGTGACATTTACTTTGCGTTTGACAACCTTGGTAGTAAGACGTCCTTGTTTATCAAAGTCAATATAAGACCCGGTTCTATGATAAACGTGTAATCTTTCGCCCCCCGGGGTATCATCGACTTCTATAATGTGGCCACTCTCACTCTCATACACATGATTGTAAGGATACCGCACTTTAAAATCTAACCAAGTCTTACTAGCCCCATCCCCAGGACTCGCCTCATTTGAATCATAGACAGGTTCTTCCCAAGCAAACCCTCTCGCAGTTCCTACGCCAGTTACTTGTTGTTTCTTTTTCGTTTCGATATTCTTATGTTCAAACTCTTCGTCATTGCGCGCGAGCCGGTTCACATCAGGTTCATTGATATCCCAGCTATCCGTCGGATGCTTTCTCGGATAGATTGTACTAGGATCATAGAACCCCTTACCAGGCCCCTGACTATATTCTAAAGGTATTCCAGGCAGCCCCCCCATCACCAGAGGCTCTCTGCCAATCTCTCCATCCAAAAACATTCCCATCACCCAAGTGCCTGGTACCATTCCTGTAACGGGCCCCCCGACACCACTATTAGGTGCAAGATGTGCAGGACGCAGAACTTGTGCCCACGGCAGATCAGATACTGCTACTCCTGGATTATCCCCACTGCCAGAAGTATTCTGAGTATGCCACCCAAATATACGTACACGCACACGACCGAGCTTTACTGGATCTTCGATGTCTTCTACGACACCCATCCACATAACTGGATTGAAACCAAAAAATTCGTTCTTTACTTTCATATGGTATTAATCGTAAGGAGTGTTTTCGAACGGACCAAGGAATGATGGGACCTTTGGCAGACTTTCTTTACTGCAAGACAGAACCGTGAAGTAGTTCTCTTCCCCTATTCTATATACGTGCCTGATAGCAGAGACAATAAAATTAGGATCTGGATCCCACTGTAACAAATATTTAGCTGCTTCACTCTTCTTCTGCGTAGGCTGTGATATGAATACCTGTAAATGGTCCCCCGCGATCAGATCGGTAGTGCCAGGTACAGTAATGTCAATAGTATGAGAAATCAGATTACGTCTCTCATGCAAATGACGCGTGATATATTTCTGGCGCTTTCTAGGTGCGCTTAGTACAACATCGCCCCCCGCCCTTCCAGCCAAGTATGAGATGTTTGGATACGTCTCCCCATCTTCCTCAAGCTGCGTATATAAAAGCCGCCTATGAGCCGCCCCCGGGCGTTCTCCCTTTGCAACTCTGCCTTCATCCAAATACCATTTGCTGCCACCAGCTGCCATATGCTCTAACGAGTCGAAGTCTTTCTTGTAGTCGAACTGGTACTTATCCTTATCTTGTATAGGCTCGACTTTGAATCGTTTTAGTATGGGGTCGATCAGGTTCACTTCGTTCTTTATAGCGCCATCTAGCATTTCCTCTAACTGGTCGACATTGGACCGGAAGTTAAACTGCGTGATAATACGAGCCGGTGCCTCAGGAGTGCCCCCCTGCCTTTGTTCGAACAAGTCTCGGTCAGCAGGCTCGCCCAAGTAGTATCTGTACTTCGATCCTTGTTTGATTAGGCTGCTGATCGTCCTTAGGTTGAACTGGTCTCTGTTCTCCCAGAAGAGGTATGTGCTGCACTGAGGGTGAGACGATGACTGTATCTCACTGCACAGCTCACTGATGAACCTAACTGGCTGCTGCCCTGAACCTATCTTAGAATAGATCATCGAGCTGTTACTGCCCCCATCGACAGCTAGCTGCTTGTTTGCTTGTAGGTACTTAGTGAAGACGTTCTGGATGACGGCGACAGGGTTCTGCTTGGTGTATGGATCATAGACCTGCTGCAGACTATTGTTCATCCCTTCATACGATGTGCCGTGTAACACATATGCATGAGTCCTCTCCTTAAGCGTCACTCTCTTGTCTGCTTTATAGATGTGGAAGTACTGAGTGTACCATGTCTCATTAGGGTTCCTGTACTTAAAGACTAGTGTCTCGTCTCCTGTGATAGGCAGCTTGTCATATAGACCTAGCGCATCAACGATCACAACCTCTATCTTCATGAAAGGGCTGTACACATCTTCGAACCAACTGATCTCACTGACCATCTCATTAATCATCTCTGACCCTCCAGCTGGAGAGATCAGATACATCTCAAAGTCTAGACCATGCGGTTCATAAAATGTTTTAGACATCTTTAGCTAACCTAACAGCAGCATCGAGACCTGTCAGTACTGGGTTCAGATATCTCTTATCCAATATCTTGATCTCTCTCTTACTGTCATTCAATTCGAGTTCATAAGTGTATTTGTCTACGGCTCTGCGATCATTGACAGGGGTAGCATCATACGTGTCCTTATCGACAACGACTCTCTTCTCGTGAATGATAGTGCCGTCAAATAAAATTTTATGATGCCTTAGAATTTTTTCGTACGAATGATTCTGCTTAAGTGCTGATTCAGGGCTGCCATATTTTTTTCTAATGTACCGATCAAACGATGCACTGTCGAGAGGCCAATCCCAAAGCGGATCAATGATGTTGTTTTGTAAGAACAGAATCCAATCGAGAGTAACGTCTCCATAGTACTTATATGCGATTAAGCTAGGTAGATCACCATCTTTGATAGTATAGTTGTAGATCACAGCTGATTTGAGTCGTAGTACTTCTGCCACCTTAAACCTGACTGTTATATTAGAC